CAGGTGGCCGACGCTGATGGAATAATATGGGCCATGAGCACATACACAACTGGTGGCGGTCAAAGTGTAGTAAATTCTGGAGTCATCTCCGGCAATGTGCTGCAGATGCGTTCAATGTCATTTATTGCAACCGCTGGACAAAATATTGGAACATTCGTATTGAACGGCATTGCAACTGTTCAGAGTTCGTATACAGTTACATGATCGTTGACTTGTTAAATGAATCCTATTTTAATAGAGAACAATTTTTTATCCAAACAGGTTGTTGATCAGTATACGGAATTCGTTAAACACACTGATCTATGGGAGAAAAATGGAGATGGAATATGGAACAACAGGTCATTGAATTTGCATTCAATGCCTGTTGAACTTCGAGAATCAGTGTTAGACCTCCGTATTTCTGTAAAGAACAAAATACAACAGCACTTTTCCACCCACAAAGAATTGTACTCTGACATATTTCAATTTGTGCGTTGGCGTGAAGGAGATTGTTTAGATCCGCCACACGCAGATGCTGAGAATCTCAACGGCACACCACATCCTTTTCCCTACAGAAATTTTGCAGCCATAATGTATCTCAACTCAGACTTTGAAGGCGGCAGGATATCATTTCCAAATTTTGATAATTTTTGTCCAGAAATAAAACCTGGCATGCTGGTAGCCTTTCCTGGCACACTGGATTACCTACACGGGGTAAGTAAAGTAACAAGCGGCACTAGATACACTATTGCTGGATTTTTTACTCACAATCCTAACTATGCAGACTCCTATAAAATCTAAAATAAACGATGAACACAATCCAGTTCCTGAAAACACAATCCTAGTAGTCACAGAAGATCCTGGTTTTGATCATCTAGTTGATAAATTAATAGAACCACTTGCAGGCAAACCCAAAAGAGATTGGTTTGTTAAACATGCATATTTTTGTTTGCCGTTAACAGTGGGCAATCAGTATGGATTTGCCATAAAAAGTGCGTACAACTTTACAGCAGAATGGAATGGCGGCACAACTCCGGCAGACTTGACAGTCACAGTTAACGAACCAGGATCTGATCAAATGATATTCAGCCATTTTGGCATGGGCGTGATCACCATACAAAATCGTTTTCATTTCAGAACTCCACTGGGCATTAATCTCATAACACTCAACCCTCCCAATATGTTTATTCCGCACTTGCAAAATTTGACAGGTGTAGTAGAAACTGATAATTTGCGCAGAGATTTTACATTTAATTTAAAAGTCACTACTCCAGGTGTGAAAATATCAGTAAAAGCAGGCGATATGGTTGCAGCCATTTTGCCAATACCAAGATTCTCCGTTGAGAATTACAAAATTATCCAAGCCAGTGCTGTGATGCCCCAGGATGTTATTAACAATGAACGATCAGCCGGCGCCCGTTTTGCTGTTGAACGTTCAACAGTTGACATACACAAGCCCAACAGAAACGGTCGTAGATATTCAAAAGGTGTAGATATCTACGACAATCCGTTTTACCAACATCAGAAGACAGTGCGTCCACCCACTTGACAAGATAATTAAAGTAGTGTATTATAAGCACTACGGAGTTATCTATGGATGAAAGAATTGAAAAAGCATTTGCTGTGGCCAATTACATGAGCACATTGGCGGGCCAAAAACGTATTATTTTAGAAGAGTACAATCAGCAGCTGATACATTATACAAATGGTGCAACCTTCAAAGTCTCGCGAGAACTGATTGTGTTTGTACACACACTCACTGAGCTTGGCAACACAGATGCTGTTGTTTTAGACGATAACAATTTTCCTGCACTAATTGACAATCTTCAGGAATTCTTAGAAGAAATTTCCAACGTGTATAATGAAGCCACTAGAGAGTATGCTGACAAGTACAATGATATCAGAGTAAAACGAAAAATTTCTGATATTGTTGAACTATGAGTCGGGGTATTGTGATATTTGCGCAGAATAATCCACAAGTTGATTATATAAAACTGGCTGTGTTTGCAGCCAAACAAGCGCAAAAACATTTGGATTTACCTGTGAGTTTGATTACAGACAGTAGATCTTGGCTGGAACAAAATTACCCAGACCATCCATTTGACCATGTAATAGACGTTGACTTTAACGAAGTTTCTCAGCATAGAGTTTTTTACGATGGTGCCTTGGCCAGTAAAAAAGTTGACTGGCGAAATCACACAAGAAGTAAAATATACGATCTCACACCATACTACACCACACTGGTAATTGACAGTGATTACATTATCAACAGTGATATTTTAAAACAGGCATTTAGTAGAGATGCAGATTTGCAAATTTATTCCAACAGTATGGATTTAGCTGTTTGGCGAAATACAGAAGAATTTGCACGTATTAATCCGTACAGTGTTAAATTTTACTGGGCCACAGCGTTTGTGTTTCAAAAAAATACAGTTACAGAATCATTTTTTTATCTAGTTAATTATATAAAATCCAACTGGAAATATTTTAGAATGTTGTACAATATTGACACAACATTGTTTAGGAATGATTATGCTTTTAGTATTGCAATACACTTAATGAATAACAAAACACAAGGATCTTTCTCTGTAGAATTGCCAGGCACCATGATATATGTCAAAGATCGAGATATACTGGTCGGCACACACTGTAATAAAATGAAATTCCTGTTAGAAAAAGAAAACCATCCTGGCGAATACACGCTGGCCAAAACAACAGGACTTGATGTGCATGTTATGAACAAAATAAGTCTTGCTCGTTACATAGATGGGGGCTCAGGTGTCTAAAGGATTTTTAATTTTTGCACAGAATACTGCAGATGTTGACTATGTTCAGCAGGCATATGCATTGGCATTGAGTATCAAATTAACACAAAAAGAAGTCATTGACATTTCGTTAGTGACTGACAATCGTGTACCTAAAAAATACCTAAGTGCATTTGATAAAATACTCCCTATACCGTTTGGCGATCAAAGTAACAATTCTAAATTTAGAACAGAAAATCGTTGGAAACTGTATCATGCAAGTCCTTACGATGAAACAATAGTGTTGGACTCAGACATGCTGGTATTAGAAGATATATCTGCGTGGTGGAAATACTGTGGTAATTACGATATTAGATTTTGTAACAGCATAACAAATTATAAATTACAACAGGTAACAGATAACGTACACAGAAAAACATTTGCGTCCAACAATCTCACCAACCCATATTTTGCATTACACTATTTTAAAAAATCTCATAGGTCGTTGGAATTTTTTAAAGTGCTGGAGTTTGTAATCAACAACTGGGAATGGTTCTGGACCAAGTTTGCACCTGAAAATTACCAAGATTGGTTAAGCATGGACTTGGCTGTGGCCATCGCCATTGAAGTGATGTGTGCTCAAGAAGAATTTTTAGACACCAATTGCCCGTTGATATTTGTGCATATGAAAACACCCTTGCAAGGATGGAACATCAGCAACACAAGTTGGCAAGATTCTGTTCTTTACAATTTTAACGGTGATTTAACAGTGGGTAATATACAACAACAAAAAATATTTCATTATGTAGAAAATGATTTTTTATCTGACAAAATTATCAATCGATTGGAGGAACTGACCAGTGGCCAAGCGAAGTAAAAAAATCAAACCCTTGGTAGACATAATAGTTGAAAGTAAATATTATGTGTACTATGACAACAGTGACAACAAACTAATCAGTGTGAGTAATCAGGTGCTGCCTCAATTTGAACATTCATTAGACATCACATTTAATGAGTATAGTAAACTGGTAACAGGAGTGCATAAGTTTGCTGATTATCATGTGGGTGTTGTTATAGACGCTGAAGGAAATCCTATAAAAGGATTGGTGTCTAATCAAGTAATTATTGAAAATACTTTTAAAAACAGATTGCTGTCATGGATTGATACTGAAACTGATTCAGCAGATATTGAGATACATTGGGATCAATACAATAGTCAATGGGTGTTTGTTGCATCTGACAATTTGAGACAGCAATACTACGACAACAAGTTACCTGATACCAGCGTGTCTTTTTTTGTAACACTGGGACAAGATCCAAATTTCTTGTTGAGAACAATTGATATAGATTTTAAAACCATCACCCTGGACAAAATCTCTGTTAAATTTGAATCAAAATACGAAGAACGTATACAAGATATTGCTGTTACATCCAACTTGGCAACCTTGGACTATTCATTAAAATTATGGAGTACTATAATTGAGTAAAATAATAAAAGTCATAGAACAAGACATCATATTTTTAAGTTATGATGAACCCAACGCTGAAAAAAATTACGCAGACTTACTTGCCAAAGTACCATGGGCCAAACGTGTTCACGGAGTCAAGGGCAGTGATGCTGCACACAAAGCCTGTGCTGCCAAATGTGAAACTGAATACTTTGTCACAGTGGATGGTGATAACATTGTTGACCCAACATTTTTAGAAGTTGAAATTGACCTTGAAGCTATCAACGTAACCAAAGATCATGTGTTCAGTTGGTGCGGCCATGTTCACGTGAACGGCTTGCGCTATGGCAATGGCGGACTCAAAATGTGGACACCCAAATTTGTCAACGCTATGAAAACACACGAAAATTCGGATGATGACGACACCAAAGGCCTAGTTGAGTTTTGTTTCGATGACCGGTACTATCAGTTCAACGACAACTACAGCAATAGTTTTACCAATGCCAGTGCTTTCCAAGCCTGGCGTGCTGGGTTTCGAGAAGGTGTAAAGATGAGTTTGGATCAAGGTGCCAAAGTAACAGACCTTAAAACAATATGGTGGCAAAATTATCACCGATTATTAATTTGGTGCAACATTGGTGCTGATGTAGAAAACGGATTGTGGAGTATGTACGGTGCTAGACAAGGTGCATATCTCACCAATTGCACAGACTGGGATTATACCAATGTACGAGATTTTGATTGGCTCACAACAGAGTGGGAAGAAACATACAGCAAGATCACTGACAAAATGTTGCCCTATGAAATAATGGGGTTGGGTGAAACACTCAAACATGAATGCGGATTAGAAATTACTGATGTTGATGCAACTGGCAGTAAGTTTTTTAAAACTGTTTTTAATAATAGTCCTCGAATAATTAGGAAACGATAATGTACAATATTGCTTTTATAAGCTACAACGAACTTCAAAGTACAAGTAAGTACATTGACCTTGTTACATCATTTCCTTATCATCGTATTGTTAGAGTAAATGGTGTCAAAGGTATTCATCGGGCACACATCGAAGCAGCTAAACAGGTTAATACTAAAATGTTTTGGGTAGTGGATGCTGATGCAAAAATACTTCCAGGTTTTAAGTTTGATATTAAATTAGATACCAGTGAAGAGGATATTGTACATGTTTGGCGCAGTATCAATCCAGTAAACGGATTAGAATATGGGTATGGCGGTATTAAACTTCTACCCACTCATATGACATTAAATTTAAATATTAACAGTATAGATATGACTACCAGTATAGGATCTAGATTTAAAGTAATGCCTGACATCAGTAATATTACTCAGTTTAATACAGATCCGCTCAGCACTTGGCGAAGTGCATTTAGAGAATGTGTTAAATTATCTAGCAAGCAAGCAGATATCGAAAGTAATAACCGTCTTCATGATTGGATACATCTTGGTGGAGATGAACCGTTTGGTGAATACTCAAAGGGCGGTGCGAGTGCGGGACAATGGTATGGAACCACCTATAAAGATGATTCCGAAGCACTGGCCAAAATCAATGATTATGATTGGTTGGAACATCAGTTCAATGCACACATTGAACAGTTTCCGCCGGAGACTTTTAAATAAGATCTTTGGTTAGAGGAAAGATCTCTGCAATAACTTGGGCACAGGCTTGTGCTACTTCTTGATGCTCTTTTTGTGTGCCGTTAGCACTGCGCAATTCAATAAAGTGAATCCAGCTGCGCAGTGTACCGTTCATGTAAATTCTACTTTCTGTAAGGCCTTCTGGCAGCACAGCTCGTGCTTGTTCTTTTGCTATGCCATTAGCGATAGCCCACTCGTATTCCCGTTTGGCAGCATAGATGACTCGCTGTTGAGCTCTGTACCATTCGTTTTGTAACATTGTATCATCCACTGGGACGCTGTTCTGGCGGTTCTTGGGATCTTGCAGTCTG